TGTGGTTATAGAAGGGGAGCCGCCATTATTTGTCTTGACATTATATTGTTCTCCATCTGTATTAGGGGGAACAAGGGAAGGAGTGTAACTGTTAAAAGAGGTCTGTGAAACATTAGATCCTTTTTGTTCTTTTGTTACATCCCATTTAAATGACCATAGACGGTTAGCCATAGTAATATTTATGCAAAGACTAATCTGGTCTCACGATAGTTAACTGACGTGGTTGGTGAAATAGATATATTAGTCTGACTACGGCTATTGTTTACCATGTTAACACCTTGTGATGCCTTGGCTATCAATGTGTCAGATAAAACTTTAAAGCTTTCAGTTAATTTTTGTGTATGCTGCGCATTATCTCTTTGAACATTTTTGTTGCTTTTATCCATTGCTTCTACTAATGTCTTGAGTGATTTGTCATAATGAGTAAGCATCCTATCTTGTGTGGGTTTTGTTAAAGTGTTTAAATCTTTTACACCTATAATAGTATCATTAGGGCTGAACGATACTGCATCAAAACCAGGTCGCATAACAAAATCATTATGGCTTTTACCGGATTTATTAGCGTTTTGTTTTGCATCTTCAGGTTTCTTTTCTTCTTGTTTTGCTTTCTTTTGAATGCCTAACATCTCTAATACCCAGTTCACAAGATTGTAATCTTTTATGTTTTGTCTGAACTCTTTTGTAGCTTCATCAAAATATGTTGTCCAAAACTCAGATTTAAATACTTTTTTAGATATGTATCCTAGTAAATCACCAAATATGACTGCACACATCTCTCCTGCGCCTTTGACAAAAATATCTAAAGGAGCAACTATCATTCTTGAAATTAATTCAGTAGTCGATGCAGCATTGAGTATGCCCTTTACTGTTGTTTGAAGATCATCGGCTTTTAACCATGTAGCTAAAAATCCCCAGAGATTCTTTCCAAACCACCCAGCTATATTAATCATGGAAGTGGCTATAGCTGTGGTCCATATTGCTTTTGCATCAGCATCTGGTTTTTGTAGCTCTTTGTTTGCCCAATCAGAATTTACTAGTAAGGAAAGTGTAGACCCAAACCATGGAATGGCTTTGCTAATAAATTGACCAACACTACTTGCTAGAGCTGCTCTTAGTAATTCTGATCCTTTGGCTATTAAATTAGTATCCTGCCAAACTGTGCCAACTTTTGCAAAAATATTGCTAAAAAATTCACCTATTGGTTTAATTATTTTTTCGTATTCTTGTGGGGTGAAGATATCGTTTTTAATGATATCTTTGATACCATTAACTATATCTTCTGGACCAGTTTTAAAAGCTTTAGGAATTTCTTTAAGAAAATCACCAATAGGTTTAATTATTTTTTCATATTCTTGTGGAGTTAAAATATCGTTTTTAATAATATCTTTGATGCCATTAATTATATTATCAATAGAAAAAGAATTTAAAATTTCAGTTAAAATATTTGCGCGTATTTTTGGTAATTTTTCTTTCATTAATGCGCGCTCTGCAGGTGTAAGCAATTTTAAAATATCATTAACTAATGCATCTCCAGTAGCTGCAGCATTAACACCAGTGCTTGCAGCATTAACAACTTTACTTGCAGTTTTCTCAGCAGCTTTAGAAAGAGGCGCTGCTGCAGCCATTTGTTTATCTGCTGCTTTAGTAAGCGCTGCAGCTGGTTTTGGTGCAAGGTTTTTCATCCATGCTGCAATGTTTGCTATAAAATCTTGAATATTTGTATTGAAAAGTACAAGCGCTGCTCCTATGCCTGCTAGTACAGGCAGTATATCAGCTAACAGAGGTGCTAAAGCTTCAAACGCTGAGCTCAAAAGCTTGCCCCAAGAAAATTTTTGCTCAGGTGGCTTGGTCTTAATAGGCTTCTGTTCAGGTATTAAATTTTTAAAAATTTTAGTTAATTCATTACTACTTTCTTCAGAAATGCCATCCAGAACAATAGGTACAGCTTGATACATTCTTTGTTTACGATAATACCGTGTAAATTTGTTACGTTCACGTTTTTCTTCATTTTCCTTTCTCTCAAACATTGAAGAAAGATTAGGTCTCTCTTTCTTATCATCTTCAGGTATTGTGCCTAAATACTCCAGTATTTTATCAACCTTGCTATTTACAGTATCCAAGCCACTTGTAAGATCATTTATATCACCGGCCATTAAAAATATTTAATTAAAAAATGGCTTATACGGTAAAAAGTGTGGGATCTATATTGATTTCTTTTTCAGGCAATAACAGGCTTTTTTCAAAGTCTTTAATGTTATTAATAAAACTTACTATTTTAGTTGTTGCAGATAGTGGAAGCTTCTCTACTATTTGATACTTTTGATTAAATGTTAATTCATCGCTTTTAATCTCAGCTTTGGGTGTTTTGATGTGTTTAATATACTTTAAAATTTCATCAATATAAAGGTCGCCTAATGATTCTCTTGAAAGAGTTTGGTTGGGATTAATAGATAAAAGCTTTTTCTTTGTTTCACTATTAATGAAAATATCTGTTTGTAGTGTTGGGTTTTCAATTGTAATTGTTATGTCACCATCAGTAATAGTTTCTGCTTTAAGATTGTCAGGAAGCGGTGTTTTGTTATTAAGAATTGCAGAAAGATCAATTGTCTCTCCATTTAAATTTTTATATTGAGAAGAAAGTGAAAGGGCTCTTAAGCAAACGAGAACATAATTTTTATCAGAAAGTAGTATGGGTGTTTTTTCCACTAAGTTGTTTAAAAGCATTTCAGAAACAAGAATAGCAAAAGAAATACCAGCAAAATCTTTATCCATTACGCACTGAATAGCTTCTTTCTGCTGTTTGGCAGTGAACCCGTTTATTTTAATTTCTTTATTGAGAGAAGGTACAAAAACACTGTAAGATTTTGTAAGTTCGTTTAAAGAATTGAGAATATTATTAAAATTATCCATATTCAACTTTATTTAAGGGGGACTTTAGACTTATCAATAGACTTTTTCATTTCTTCTTCTTTTCTTATGGATTCTTCTGTGTAATTATTCAGTAACATTAAATTTTCTAAGAAGGTACTGTTGTCTGAATATTCAGGTGTGTAGTGGATTTTACTAACTATAAAATAATGCAAATCATACAATCCTTTTAAGTCAGAAAAAAATAAAAACTTACATATTTCAAACAAAGAAATATTATAAGGGTTAATATTAACAGAGTATTCATCGTTTATCTTAAAAATTAACTCTTCAAATTGTTTTTCCTGTTGTTTCTTATATTCAGAAATTAATTTTACAGTTGATACAGGTAAATTATCATAGAAAGCTATTTTTTCTGTTGATGTTAGAGTTGAAAAATTAATTGTTTGTGGATTGTCTGTAGTCTTAATGGTGATGGTATCTATTATCTCATAAAAAACTGTAAAAAGATTTTCAAAAAATAAATTTTTAGGTAAATTTATTTTTATTTCTATTGCATTGTCTATTATAACACCAGGTAAGTCGAATTTGTATTCTGTAATAGTGTTATATATTTTTAAAAGATCAATTTTAGTGGTAAAATTGTTCTTTTTTAATTCTAAGTCTGATGAAATAGAAGAAATTCTGAGTAGAAACAGAAGACAAAATTTATCAAAATTTGTAAGTGTGGTATAATCAATATAATTTATGAGGTTTGTTTTTAAAATATCCTCAAAATATGTATTAATTGAATAATCGTTTTTATTATGTAAGAATTTATTGAGTGTCTTGTATTGTTTAAAGGTTAATTCCTTTATGAACAACTTTTCTCCTGTTATTTGTGATGTGTAGTTGAGGAAAAAATCCATTATAAGAACCCAAGAGGATTTATACTGCCAATACCGTTCTGGAAAGATGTTACACGAGGTATATCACCGTTTGAAATTCTATTAACCACATCTTGTACAGGGAGATACAGGCTATTTTCAATGGTGTAATTTGAGTAAGTCCATCTGGTTGCAATATTGTTAACTACTTCATCGGTATAATTGTAGCTTTCTTCACCGATATTATACGGCATGCAATTGTAAAAGTGCCAAACTTTTCTCGGTATCATAGAAATACTATTTAATGTTCTGCCGTATTGAAGCAATGTTATGTTTGCTTTCATATTTCTAAAGTCTCTAGATCCACCAACATCACCTGGTCTTGAAACCATACCAAAATGAGATCCTAATATTACCCATGGTCTTAAGATGTGATCAATAAAAGATGTGTTTGTATCTCTAAATTCAATTGTTAGTGAGTTAGGCTCTGAGTGGCGATTGCTACCAATAATACCTGGAAGAAATCCTCTGTTGTTAGGAACTGTTGCAGAATCAATATTATATTGCTCTGCTGGAATTGAAATTGAATTTGCAAATAGACAGCCAATTATTTTTTGTAAAGGGTAGCTTTTTAAAATAGATACAGTAGTAGATATATCCCATCCCTTCTTGCTACCATCAACTATCTCAAGACCTTGCATGATATCTGTTCTTAGTGCAGCTGGATAATTATCAATTACAATAACCCATTGAGTCGACATTGGAATCGCAGTAAACCACGATTCCATTTGAAAAAGAAAGTAGTCTCTTGGGCTTATTAAAGGTACACCTGGTATATTAAACCCAAATAATTCAGTAATCTGTGGAGCAAATGATGGGTTTTGACCGTTAAAAAGTCCGGAGAAATTCTCTTGTAAGCCTTGCAGTGCAGAGGTGAATGGATTATTCACCTAATTATTTATTTAACTTAGTTTTCTCCAGTAATGAAATGATACAGTGGAGGTAAACTCAATTGTATTACCAACACCTTCAGATATATTATACTGTAGGGGTCCAACGCTTCTTACTGAAACACCAACTAATTGATATTGTGCCGTCTTGTTCATCTGATTATCAAGTTGAACAAGATCGATGATTGCTGTCTGCTTGGGGGCAAAATAATTACCTGTGGAATTAGCATCATTAAAGATATCCTGTGACCACTGTTCAAACTTCTGACGAATCTTTGACTGTGCATCAGCGTAAAAAGTTAATGGCCATGCATCAGAACCTGGATATGTTGCATTACCTGGGAGATTAAAGTTTAATCCCATGTAAGGAACAGTAACATTGCTGATTGCACGTTCAGGCAGACTGGCCGTCTTTATATAAACCAAATCATCTTGATCAAAAGTAACATCTGATGCACCACCAGTATTAATGGATAATACACGGAAGTTATAGTCACGAGCAAACTCTCTGTTTTGAGCTACTCTGTAAAAGTCTGATATGAGTTGATTTACATCTGCCATAAGATTATTTATTTCCTCTCATGATTATGAGACGATCTCCTGGAAGCTTACTCCTGTACGTGTTGCATAGAAGTTAGCAAGAATAAATTCTGCTGCTCTTGTGGGTTTAACATAAATGTCAACTACAAGTGTATTATCATCAATAACAGCAGGTGTATTATTTCTTTCGTCACATATGATCAAGTAATCATATATACCCTGTGTATTCTTTGCAGCATCAAAGATTGGTGTGAGCGAGTTAATAACCTGTGTTCTTGTAAACAAGGTGTTTGGCTCAAATACAAAGTATTTAACAGTGTTCTTTGTTGCAGTCTCAAGATTCAAGAACAATCTACGTACGTTAATACGATCAAATGCGCTTGGTTTCTTTTGCAAGGTCTTCTGACCATAAACAACAAACCCTTCTCCAGGGAAGAAAGCTACAGGGTTCAAATTGATCTTGTACAATTGATCTCTTTGCTTTTGCTTGGGGAACAATGCAAGGTCAGTAATGCCTGTTACAACACCTCTTGTAAATCCTGCAGGAGCATACCAAGGTTGGTAGTTACTGTCAGTAATGCCCATCAAGCTTGCAGCAAAGCCTGAGAAAGGAACCCAGACTTCTTGAGCTGCAGCTACATCTGATACTCTAACACAATTTGCATATGTGCAAACATAATTGCTATTAATTGAGGCAAACTGGTTCTTTAATGGCCAGTAGATATTACTAGAGAATGTCTTGGTAGGATCATCCAATGTTCTAATGTTCTGCCCTTCAACAAATATATTTGTAATAGGATCAGCAATATAAATTAAATCTTTGCGCTTATTCTGTGCAAATGATACAAACTCTTGAGCAACAGCAGCATATTGTGACATTACAGTAGACGAGCTGCTTTGTGATTGTGCTGTGAGGCCTTGTTGTA